TATTTATGTCTTTGACCCTGCCAATATGGAGGATGAAGAAGAAGGTTATGACTTTAAGTGGCACACAAAAAAACTCCCTCAGAACACGGAGTTCAAAGGGAGGAGTTGGATTGACAAAGAAGTAGGGTATCTACATATAGATGATGCCCTTATGTCCTTTACCGAGAGGACGAATCATTAGGTATAGCTAACATACCTACTCCAATATTACCATAACCCTGCAGTTGCCTACCTTGTTCATAGAGTAGGTCTGCAGGTTTTGCTTTGGCTGTTTGCATTTCTTTTACCATAGCTTTATAATCATTTAGTTTTGCTATAGGGTTATCATCAGCAATAGCCTTAACTCTTTTTTTCTTACCTGTGTCGTATCTGATTCCTTTAATATTAGGTTCAGCAGTTCTTTTACTAGACCTTAGAGACATAGTTTTTATGTTGCCTATAGTTGGTGTTGTTATCATAACAAGTCTATTAGGCAAGGCGTATTTATTAACAAAATTAGGTATAAATTTTTCTAAGAAATTATGTTCATCACTAACCGCAGACACCATACGACCTGACGGTTTAAATCCTGAAAGAACATTAACTCCACCCTCTGTAATAGAGCTACCTGCCATACTAAAATTCATCCACACATTACCATCTTTAATTTGTATTGATGGTGTGTAAGTTTCACGAGGTGCGTTAACTTTATCTTGCCACCACTGTTTACTAAAAATATTTTTACCGGGAATTCCTGTTGTTTTAAATTTTCCTATTCCTTCTTTCTTAGGTCTTGTGTATGTCTGCTTACCAAGATACTCTGCTAATTCTTCAAGGCTCATTTTCTCTACCGCAGGGTTATCAAAAGCTTTCTGAACTACATCTAACTCACCACCTTCCTTACCTAGATATCGTTTCATATCACCAAAGTGATTGCCTCCTACAGTACCACTGTCATTCTTTATAAAAAACTGAGAGTTGTCTGCTTTAGAAATAGAAACTTTATTATCCTTCCAAACATTTCCAATAATATCTTCCATAGCATTTAGTTCTTCTGTAGTAGCAACACCTGAAGAACCTTTCTGTACTGAATGAAAACCTTCTGCTTGTTCTGCATAGCTCCCTTTCTTAAAAGGAACGTATCCTCTGTTACCTAGCTTCAGCATTAGTTGTTCGCTTAATTGCCTTTCACCAACAGCACCTGATTGTTTTGCTATGTGTGATTGATACAAAGCTCTATGAACATATTCTATATCTTCATTAACTTTAGGGGATATAGGTTTACTTATCATCCCTTCTCTATTTATCTTATCACTTCTCCAGAGTGCTCTATTTTCTGGAATAGCTGTAGTTTTTATTGCGTTTTTTAAACCTACTCCTACAGTCTTAGCTACACCTGCAGCCCATTCTGCTCCTTTGTATGTAGCAACTGACATAGGTTGGGACAAAACATCATTGGCAGGCATAAGCATTGGTGAATCAAAGGCTTTACCTACTTTCATTTTCTCTGCCCTAGCTTTAGTTGGTACGCTAGGTCCATAAAATTCATCTATGTAATTAGGAATTGCCGATAGCGTAGAGCCTTTCATTGCACCCTTCTCTACATTAGCACCGGCTTTAGCACCAGCACGCATCATACCCATACCTTTAAATATAGAGCCAATAGGTACAGCATTTAAAGGGTCTACTAATAAATTAGCTAAGGTGGAAGCTATGTAAGCGCTGTGCTCAGCTCTTCCTTCTCGTTCAGACCAACTTTTTTTAGCTAAGTCTTCATCAAATAATTGTTCAAAATCATAGTTCTCTTCTTGGTTCCAACCACGAACCATACCCTCAAAGCGAGTCTCATCTTTTCTCTTGCCCCCTACAAAATATCCTTGTAGTGCATTAGAAGGCTTGTCTATAGCACTAAGTGTTTCAGTAAACCAACCCATTATAGACCTACTTTATTTAAGAATAATAATCTATTGTATCTATCAGCTTCTTCTCTTCTTCTTTCTAAGTGAGGGTCCGAAGGCTTCTCATACTGCTCTGAAAATACTTGAGCTTTATCTTGTGCTGACCCTTGACCTTTAAATGAATCAGAGAGCATACCTCTAGCCCTCCAACCTAGGTCGTGAGGTCTACTACCCTTCTTTCCATAGATGTTTGAGTGTACAAACTCAGCTTGTTTGTCTTTAGTATTCTCACCATCACTTATAAAATTATTGTAGTCTCTTAACTGACCTTTCTCAAACTGGAACATTCCTCTTCCGGGACCACCACCTTGTTTTTGTTTCTCACTAAAACTACCACCAGTCTCAACAGATATGTTAGCCAATAGAGGAGCTAAGTTTTTATACTCAAAGCCTGCTTTTAATAAACTATTAATAGCCTGCTGTTCATTAGCTGTAAATATACCTTCCATTAATTCTTTAAAGCTTGTTTTGCTTTCTTTTTTATCTTATTAAGCTCAGCCCTTATAGACTTAACTTGTTTACTATAATCTTCTTTGCTTAGTCTTCCACCTTTATAATCTTTAAAGGCAGAATTAAGTAATCGAGTAAGTGATTCCATCTGACCAGTATACTTCATACCTATACGATTCTTAAACTTATTCATCTGGTTCTTGTCATAAGTCTTTAACTTAATACCGGGTATTAAATTTAGCATAGCTTCTTTAATAGTTGAGTCATCTTTAGTAGGATGCTTCTGACCATTAGCTTTAATAGAATTAGATAACTTACTCCACTGATGATACATAGGCATAAACTCTTTCTCTAATATATTCATTCGTGCGCCTCTCTCGTAGCTTGGTATGTCAGAACCAACACCCGGAAGCATAGACTTACTAAAGGTATCAAAGCCAGTAGCAGCTTTAGCTAAACTTCCGATAGCACCAAAGGATGGTTGCAACGGAGCAGGAACCATAGGTATATGTATACCTGAGCCTTCTATGTCTAGTATGTCACCACCCGGTATGAACCTAGTAGTATCAAGGTATTGACTCTTGTCTGTTCTAGGAACTTTAATTAAAGAACTAGAAACACCCGGCATACCTAAAGAACTTAGGTCATAACCCATATTTAATTCTTTCTGGTACTTACGTTCTAACTCATAGTCACCCGGAGCTATATCTTCTCCTACCATATTAGCACCTTGTAATATTAGTGCCCACTTAGCCAGCTTCCAAGGTCTTTTCACAGCAGTCTCAGCTAGTATAGGAGCGATTCTGTAAGTGTAGGCAATGAAAGGTAAGGCTGACTCTCTAAGGAGCCTAATTCCCGGGGCTGATATTTCGTAGTCTAGCATAGACCTGCGTGCAAATCTTGCAGCTTCATCAGGACTCTCTCCCATTGCTAATCTAGTTTTAAATGCACCGAGTCTGAACACTTGGTCCTCTGCTTGATAGAGTGTATCCATTGGGGTCTGCTTAGCAAACGCTTTAACTTTATCCCAACCTCTCTGTAGTGTACTTGAGAACTGTGCATCATCTTTATTTTTAAGAGACATATACTTTTTAAAGATAGCAATCTCGTGGTCCTTTAATTCTCTTGACATCATATCAGCATCGAAGACACCTAACGATTCTGCTAGTTTAAAATCTTCTGACTTTTCACCTTTTAAACCTGCTTTTAAGAAATCACTACCAGCACTGCGTAGTTTTTTCCAGTCACCATCTTGCCAATCATACAAGACAAAGTTAGAGCCTACGTTATTAGTGTGTACTGTAGGATTTAAAGTTGTCTTACCTCTCTTCCAAAACTGAAGAGCTTTATGATGAAACTTAGTAAGACCACCAAAGCTACCATCACCCCTGTTCCATCTCTTATAGCTGTTAGCTATAGTAAGGTCAGTATATACTTCTTTAGGAACCCATTTGCCAGACAGAGAACCAAACTCTTTTACATCAGTTCCTTTAATAGTTGTTCCGGGAATCTGCATCCACTCATTCCCTGAATCTGCAGGCTTCTTTGAGAGTGATACAGGGCTACCATCTATAATCATTTTATCTATATCGTCATAGAATTTAAAAGCAGAGATGTCATTAACCATAAGATTACCGGTCTTAGCCATTGCGTGCCCAGCGCTTAATACCTCACCCATCTTTGCTCTATCTTCTGGACTCCAGTCTTTATTAACCTTTACGGTCTTAGCACCTGCGTCTTCACTAACTATTCTCCAACCATCTTTTGTATGAGCACCAACTAAGTCTTTAGCAATAACTTTAGTCTCACCTCTACGCATAAACTCAGCACCAAATACTCTTATTTCTTTCTCAGCACCCATTCTTTTCTTGACATAAGGGTCTTGATGTTTTTCATAAGAACGGTATAAGTACTTACCTTTGTTTGTTGTATACACTGCTTCATCTAGTATCTTTAAGTCTACTAACTCCTGACCTATTTCATCTACTAGTTTCCTACCTTCATCAGTTAAATCTTTAAGATGACCGGGCATTTTAGTTTCTTCACCAGTAAGTAATTTATATAGTAGCTTATCATCAGCTAAACCTAGCGTTGCATACTTGCCTACTACCTCGTCAAACCTTGAAGCCCATTGTTGTTCTGCTTGTCTTCTATTCATCTTAGCATTAACGTATGCTTTAGGAAGACCAAAATTATCAATAAAATATTTACCAAATGTCTGACCAAACTTGTGCTCTTTAATAGCAGTGCCACCTTTTTTTATTTGGTTATATATAGGTGCACCTACGTTAGCGCCTACTTTAGCTACTCCCTTTGAAATCATTCCTAAATCTTCAGCTACTTTGCCGGTGTCTATTGCAACACCTAGATTAGAGTATCCCTTTTTCATCGCAGGTAACATAGAATTACTAAACTTAAACATAGCAGGTGATAAGACTCCACCACCAGCAACTCCATAAGCTGTGTTAGATAACCTTGTGTTGCCTGCTTCTTTGTCAACGTAACCAATAGGTGCTGATAGTGCTCCAACCATCATACCTGCTTTAGTAGCACTCCATAAATTCTTAGCTTTCATTCCGGGTATAACCCAACCTACTGGGTCACCAAACAAACCTGCTGTATAAGCAGCTAATATAGTACCTCCATATTCTGGGTCAGCTATATACTCATTGAGCTTGACCATATCTGCAGCCATCTCATCTTCTTGTATATTAAATAATTGTTTTATACCACGATAGGTATCGCCTACGCCTAAGCGTGCAGCAAAAGCTGCTTTATCTGCAACTGAATCGTGAGAATAAGTCTGCGATAGAGTAGGCTCTTGAAAAATACCATTTAAATTGACTGGGGTATACGTAGGTTTTTTACCTTGGTTTGCCAATGAACCAAAAGAAGATAAATCTACAACTGTGTCTGCCATTGAGACTCCTTATTAATTACGTTTTATACGTGCTTCTGGTATCTGAATTCCTTGGTTTCTATAATCTTTAACATTCTGGAATCTCCATTTTTTAAACGCTTTGAATTCTGCCTTACCTTCTTTAGTGTTAGAAAAATCTATTGCTTTATAATAAGTATATCTTTTATCAGCATTGCTTCGTTTTACATCTACTTCAGCATTATCAATCATAGAAGCATAAAGTGCATCACCTGATAATGTAGGGTTTGGGTCCCTTGCTACATCAAAGCTAGCTCTAGTATTACCAGCACCTGTAAGAATGTCCATACCAGCAAATGCTTTATCTTGTAAAGCTCCTGTTACAATTGCTCTAAGCATATCTTTATTAAAAGAAGGCATATTTTCAGGTTTATTAACATTAGTAATATTACCACTTGCGTCTACTGTATTACCAGTTATTTCTCTACCAGAATTATAAAGTTTAGCAACTGCTTCTTCTAAAGTATCACCTGAATTCATTAGTATAGTTCCGGATGCTTCATCAGTAACATTAGAAGTAAGTTTAACATCAAACATAACAGGTGAAGTAATCAAACCTTCAAAAGTATTTTCCATTAATAATTCTCTTCCTTCCATACTATATAAAGTAGTATCGCCATTCTTTTTAAAGTTAGCTAAGTTAGCTTCATACTGTGCACCTAAACCATTATTTCTCATAATAGCTTCTATGCCCTGTGCTCCACCACCCATATATAAATCATACATACTATCAACTGTGCCACCAGCATCTTCAACTTTCCTTATTGTTTCCTGCATCATCCAGTTTACTTTGTCTGGAACTTCAGTAAGACCCGCATATTGTCCTGTAGACGGAACAGCTAACTGAGTTCCTCCAGACATAATACCTGCGTTCTCATCAGAGAAAGTTGTTGTGTAGTCTTTTTCAAGATTTTTATAAATTGTTTCTTCAGTAGCAGTAATTGTAGTTGAGTCTACTACATCTCCCATATCAGTTATTAATGCTTCACTGCTAGTAGCTTGAGTAGGAGCAGCAGTGGATGTTTCTGAAGCAACAGGAGCAACACCATCTGTTCTTACATTACCACTAGAAGTAGGAGTAACAGTTTGAGCAGTTGTTGTTGTTTTCATCATATCCGCAGTTACAGGTCCACCACCTATGTTTCCTTCTGCATCAAACTTTATTTGATATAGAGCTTTACTTCCATTAGGATTAGTAAACTCTTGTAAGACACCCATATTTATCTGCCGTGCTACTTCAGCTTCACTAATTTTTAATGTTTGTGCGTACTCTTTAATTCTTGTTTCTTCTATCTGAGTACGGAAAGCTAAGTCTTTTTCGTTTTGTTTGAGAACACCAGCTTGATACGTCTCTTGGTTTTTAGTTGCTTTCTGTTGATTCCTAAGAGTATCACTTTGCAGATTCATCTCTCTATTTTTAACTTCTAAATCTCTAGCTTGGTCTGAAAATTTTTGACCTATGCCCGGCATACCTGCCTGAATAAATTTTTGAGCTATTATTAAAGAACTTCTAGGACTATTTTTATCTAGATTAGAAGAATCCTGCATAATATTCTGTATGGTTTCTTTTCTTTCTTCTGTTTGAGTTTTCATACCCGCCATACCAGCAAGACCTTGCATCATCATACCACCACCTAAACCTGCGGCATAAGCACCTGCGCCACCTCTTCCTAGTTGAGCAACTTCTAATGCTCTATCTCTTATACCTACATTTTCGTCTGCGGCTGAGTCAAAAATATTACCAAACATACTTTCTGCCATTAGTAATCTCCTCCAAATTGATTGTTTCCAATCTTACCTTGATTAAATAAACTACTATATTGTCTAGGATTTGCTGCTCGTTGTGCTGCTCTTCCGCTATTTCCAAGACCAGAAAATAATCCTTCAAAATCATACTCATTAAATTGATTCATTAGACCAGCATTACCAGCTTGCCTAGCAGATGTATAATCATCTCCAGCTTGTCTCATTCCTTGCATATTGCTTCTTTGGTCTAACCCTTGTCCTATCTGCATTCCCAATTGAGCTTGAGGCATAAGCATACCTGCAACATTTTGAGCAGCAGCTCCAAATCCTTGACTCTCTTGACCTAGCATTTGTCTATAAGCCATACCAGTATTCATAGCTTGCATCTGACCGCCTAGTCTATCTTTACTGATAGCACCTTCAGTAGCAAGGGTGTCATAATATCCTTGAGTTCCACCCATTCTTCCAGAAGCTAATGCTGATTCTTGACCTTGCATTCTAGATTGAGAGTAAGCATCTGCATTCATATCTTCAAATCTTTTGAACTGTTCTTGTTCCATTGCATATGGGTCACGCATCATACCTTGTAAAGCTTCATTAGCCATACCTGAAGTACCTAACCAGCCATCCATCATTGCTTGATATTCAGGAGATAATGATTGAATCATCTGTTTAGACTCAGGGTCAAAGTTTACATTTCCTGCTGGACCTTGGCTACTCCAAGGCATAGACCTTTCATAAGCTAGTCTTTGTTGTTCTTGTTGGTATTGTCTATTTTTATCAGCCTCTTTACTTGCTTGCCTTTTCCCCCACATTCCAACACCTGCTTGTAATATTGCTCCCCACATATTTTCTATCTCCTAATTAAACCGTTGTTGTTGAAAATCCATTATCTTTTATTGCTGTACCTGCTGCACCGCCTGCTCCGCCAGCACCAGATTCTTCATTGCCAGCAACACCATTACTACCTACTGCTCCAGCTGCACCGCCATTACCTCCAGCTCCAGCAGTAGCATCACCGCCACCAACTACTGCGCCAGCACCACCGTTACCCGAATTAGTTATTTGGCCTGCCGAACCATTTACTGAAGAACTTTGAGGAGTAGAACCATCTTGTGTGCCATTTCTTGTACCGCCAGCTCCTAAACTTTGGCCACCACCGCCACCACCACCGCCAGCAGCATCGTCCTCTGAAGTAAAATTGTCATCGTGAAATGCGCCACCTCCGCCACCTCCGCCTCCACCACCGCCAAGAACGTGTGCAACGCTTCCACTGTTATTATTATCAATAACAATATTTTTTTCTACAAGTAATCCAATTCCACCAGTACCACCAGCAGTTCCTGCTACTCTAGGAGCTCCACCATTACCTCCCGAACCACCACCACCTATAATTTGACCATCATTAAAAATAATAGTTAGTATGCCATCAATTTCTGTTCCGGTTTTAAAAGCAGGCACATTAGGACTGGTTGAATAAACAATAACATCACCAGCAATAATTATATCGACATCACCTAACTTAGCTGCAGCAGTAACAGGACCATAATTATCTAAATCTATATTAGGTGTGTTTTGTGAAATAGTAATTGTAGTTTTATTTACAAAAAATGTTTTCCAAGTTCCATTTTGATTTACTTCTCCTTTAACAATTCTTTTCCAAGTTCCATTTTGGTTTACTTCTATTCCAGACACAGTTTTAAATACACCTGCGTTTTTAATTTTTGTTAATGGAGCAGTCATATTAAGGAGCTACTTTATAATGTATGTCATCGTTAGCACCACCACTAGCATCGCTTGTGCTTACTGTTCTTTTTCCAGCACCGTTAGTACGAGCAGCTTCTCTAGCGGTTACAAATGTATTTATCCAATTTGTACTAGGTACTTTGCTTGTATTATCAGTAGCAGAAGTAGGTTTTAAAACACTAAATCCTTCTGAAGCATCTCCATTAATATCTGCTTTAGTTAGTATTGAGTTTTCTATTGCAGTAAATTCTGTATGAAACTCAGCACCACTTATTATTTTATTTACATCTGTGTCACCTAAAGAATCTTTCCCAGACCATCCTATAACTTGTGCATAATTTGCCATTATCTTATTTTCCCTTGTTTGTGTAAAAGTGTCATATTTTGTAATGATGTAGAATAACCATTACTTATTATTTCAATAGAAATTTTAAGGTATTTTGCTGAACCCACTAATGGAGTCCTATATTCTTTTAATCCGTATACTGGTGCAAAAGTAGCATTTCTAATGTGATTAGCCGCAAGGTGTGTATGACTTACAACTGTTCCATTACCAATACTTTGACTATTTACAGAAACTTTTAACACAGAGCCTACTATATAAGTAATAGGTGAATTAGTTGTACCAGCAAGGGTATTCCATTGAGCTTGTGTCGTAGTACCAAGACTAGCAATAGCATAATAACTTCCAACAACAAGAGAACCTACTGTAAGAGTTGTTACTGTATGCGCTCCATATAATGTACTAGCAGGCTGAACTATAGGAACGAGTCCTGTTCCCGGACTTTTTCCCCATAAATCAGAAAATCCAACAGTTCTAGGATTTAAAATAAAAGCTGTTGTTTTAGAAGCTGTAATACTAAAATCTTTGTACCACTTTAAAAACAAAGTAGAACCAGAGCCTCCTTCTAAAGTCATAAATAATCTTTTTAATAAAGAAGCTGCTACAGATTCTCCTAAATCTAACCATACTGTAGAAAAAGAACTTGTATAAGAAGCATTAGTTTGTACAACAGAATTATTACTTGAGTCAAAAGATGCAGTTGTATCAAAATAACCTACATATTCTGCAATGCCTCCATCTTCTTGTCCTACTAACATACCATACAATTCAGTATAGGCTATACTTACTGGTTGTTTTTTGTCAGCAAAATTCCAAGTTGTAATTCTAGGTGCTCCATTAGGAGTTAAGTGTTTAAAATCAAAGATGTAAGTTTTATTGCTTGCTGCAAAAGACATAACATATACGCCTTCATTTTCAATATATGCAGATTTAATTTTTGTACTTTGTCCTAAATTTCTTATTAATGTATCTTTAATGTTTACAGATAAATCGGTAAGAGGAACCTTATCTTTTTCTGAAGTACGAGCTAAAGACCTAAGACCAGTAGAAGATAAAAATACTAAGTCATCTCCAATCGCTTGAACTGAGTCTCTAGAAATACAACCTATTCCTCTTATAACTTCACTAAGTTGCATTTGAGATACTGAATCAGGTCTTGAATATAAGGCAATGTTATTCTTCCCAAAAACTGCAAGCTGACCATAAAAAGGAGCTATTGCAGTAATATCGTCTTTACCCCATACGTTCTTTAAATCAAAAGCACCGCCACCACTTCTTAAAGTAAAATCATCACCATCTAATAAAGCTGAATAATGTAACACATCTTTTTCTTCTGCTACTCCACCTACCCAAAGTCTTCCATAAAAACCAGTACCACAAGTAGGTTTAAATTCTCCATCAGTAACAGTAGGAGGAGAAGTATCATTAGTAACTACAGCATTATCTAAATGATGTGTAGCAACGCTTCCTCTCGAACCTCTAGTACATCCAGTAAATGTAGTTGAACTTTTTCCAGAATAAGAAATTATTTCTTCGCCAATAATGATTTGACCATTACTAGGAAACCCGGTAGTGCTATCTACTGTAATAGTTGCAAGAGTCGGATTAGTTTTTACTTCTACTACTTTTCCATTAGTGCCATCAAAAACTTCTGCAACAAGACCAGTTCCAATACCCAAGACATCGTTTGCTTCAAACACGTCATCTACTATTGGTCGACTTGTAGCAGTACCACTCCCTCCAGAACCAACTCCAGTTGCAGTAAATACAATTCCTACTGTATTAGCTGATGCACCTATTGCTACAAAATTAGTACTAGCAACAGTTTTAATAGTATAAGACGTACCAACTACAAAAGAACCTACAGCTAAAACAACACCACTATGTCCGTTTAAAGTAAAGTCTGTATCTCCTAAATTAATAATTTTATATCTAGTAGTTGCTATCATTTTATTAGCAGCTATTGATTCACTTATTGCAGCAGCACTGGTTTCAGTCGCAGTAAAAACCTCACCTACAGCATTGTCAGTATTACC